TAGCATCTTTAGTTGCGCCTGAATGTGCGGCAGTTGTTGCCGTACCATCGCCTGCTAACTTCCATGTATTACTTCTATTTTTGTAATATACTGCGTTACTTGTTGTCGTTGTAACTACAGCATACTCGCCAATTGAGCCGAACGAAGCAACTGGTACACCACCACTATGTTCAGTGGCTAATGTTACTAATTTGGGTACCTTATTTGTAAAAACTTGAGTTGTTGCATTCCATTCATGAATGCCCCATTTTGTGCTTGTGAGGTCTAACCAGTGTGTTCCTGTAACTGGTGTGCCTGATGGAGTTGAAGCAGAACCTGCTAATTCACTCAAATTTACATTTGCTCGTAATACATATGCTCTGTTGGCCAAACCTAAGTATGAATATGCAGCTTGCAAACCATACTCGTTTAATTCGTAGCCATGTAACATGGTACCTGAAGTACTTTTATAAAAAGTAGGGGTACCGTATGTTGTGGCTAATTCTCGTTGTGAAGTCATTAACTGAACTTTGTTTGCGTTTGCCGCGGTTGTTCCTGCCGCTGTGCCTGAACCTGAACCTTGTGTTTTATCTTGTGATGTTGCAACAAGAATCAAAGGCACTGTGCCTGGATCAGAAGTAACATACGCTGACTCATTCGTTACCGAAACTTCTACACCTGGGGATACTAAAGCCATAATTTTTTCCTCTATAAAATTTTAATTAAAATTCTACATCTTTATTTGATGTATTTTGATACTAGTATTTATTTGAATACATTAAAATACGCGTCGATACACACTCATAAAGGGTATTGAAAAGGGTTCCATAAAATAAATACTATTATGAAACATGCTGAAAGACCACTCTGTCAATGTGGTATGCGACCTGTTGCTGTAAATTATTATAAAAAAGGTATAGCACATTATAGAACTCAATGTGATAAGTGCATACGACAGGACAAAAAACTAGAAACAACATCCCATACAGAATGGAAAGCTAGCGGGTATACTAAAAAAATTCAATGCGAAAGATGTGGATTCAACGCAGATCATTCTATACAACTAGATGTATATCATCAAGATGGAAATAGAAAAAACAACGATTGGAAAAACTTAAAAACAGTGTGTGCTAATTGTCACAGAATTTTATATATTACTGGGAAAGGTTGGAGACAAGGCGACTTAATTCCGGACTTTTAACTGCTTCTGCTAAATCTTCTAAAGTTCCATTATTAACTATAACGTAATCTTCAGTACATCCTGTCCACGAAAATTCACTAGCATGAACTTCAGGATATACTCTTGGCATCATAGGATTATGTGCAATATTTTCTCGTTCCGCATTATCTTCAACAGCAGTATCCCACCATGGTGGATCTTCACCGCGTTTAACTCTAACAATTTTACCTTCTAATCGTTTAATTAACTCTATCTCATTAGGAAAACGACAGTCAGTTATAATAACATTTTCCTGAATGTCTAATAGTTTTTTCTCGAAACTTAATAACCAAATATCATCATGAAATTGATCACGCCACAAATCTGTGCCAACAAGTTGTAATGCTACACGCGGTGTAAAACCAGGTTTATCTAATCTATCTGCCCACCACGTATCTACTTTTTCCCGCCACTCTCTGCTTTTGTGGATGCTACCTTCTAATAATTCTCTATCCCAACCAAATACACAAGCACAGGTATCTTTAAGGGAATCAGCAAAACTGCCTTTAATCCAATTATCATGTTGTGCTAAAAAATAATCTGCTACGGTATCTTTACCACAACCTTTTAATCCAACAAGTCCTATAATCATTTTATTATTATAACATAATTAACCACAGATTGCAAGTAAATCTGTTTTATTTTTATAAATTCTATCTGGGGGTATTAGATATCCCAATGTTTGTAATTTATATGCTATATTAGTATAAATCCATGGGTCTTCTTCTACAGTAATATTTTCAGTCCATTGTTCTACAATATTAGTAGTCATATATGGCCGTGATTTAAACAAATTTTCTATAGTATAAAAGGATTCGTCATTTATATTTTTAGTTTCTATAATTGTATCTGTTTCAAAAGTTGCTTCTATTTGATCACGAAAAAACATATAACCACCCTCGCCAATAGCATAACTACGCAAATCATGAAAATAATCACCAAAACCATTATTACTTTCATGATGCCTATGAAAATATTCAGCATTTTGTTGTAAATCATCACACATTACTTGAGAAATATGCACACAATGTCCTAGTTGTTCTCTATTGAGATGTAAAGTACCACCAAGACCATCTAGTATTTGATTACGTATTGCATGTAGTTGTATAATAGAACTACCATGAGTTAATACAATCTTCCATTTATTATTATGAGGATATCTATCATTATCTTGCAATCTGCGACGCAGATCTTTTATAATTTCATCAACATATTTGTGATATAATACATTACTAAAATACACATTTTTATCAACAGGCAATGATTCATGTGTCCAATATATGTCTGAAAAATAATGTTCTAAAAAATCGTGCCCCCAATCTCCACGTTTATGTCCATCTTCATTACAATATTTTACTTCAAATTGTTCTGGAAATTTTGAAATTAAGTTATATGCTAATTGATTTCCTTTATGCCCGCTGGCATACGCAATCACATAGAACTTCAATGGAGACTGAGTCATAGTAATATTTAATTAAAGAAATTTATTAACCGATGATAAATGACATTGGTACACCACCATCTTCATAATTATGAAGTTGCAATACCAACTCTGCTATTTCTTGCTGTCCTTCTGCTTTCAATTCACTACCATTCATAGTAGTGCCACCTTGTGGACCAACAATAGTTGAGAATTTGGAGCGGGATTCACCAAGTATTTGTTTACACATAGCAAGTGTATAATCTTCCATCCATTTTTTAGTCATATGATGCTGTATAAGATTTTCATCTGGCTTTTGGTTATACATCCACATCAAAACATCTTCACCTTCATCACTATCAATTTTACGTACAATAGTTAATTTTTTTGTGACTGGATCAAATACATAATTAAGAAAACCACCAAACATTCTAGCGGCAGTTTCTTGATAACCACTAAACATTTCATATGTTGCTAAACCACCAACATTACCTGCTTTAAGCATATACATGTTCATGTAACCTGCTTCAAATGGTTCAAAATTAGAAGCACCACCACCTGTTGTGCTACCAATTGTTCTACGAAACATCTGTCTTACTTCTAAAACATTACTATCTAAAAAATAATCTTGTCTATTTTTCTCAAGTTTTAGGAAGCCGTAAGATTCTTCTACAGAATTTGAACTTAATTGACGATACTTATTAATAGCATTTTCTAAACCTACTTCTAAATGCTCATTATCTAATTCAATATCAATAATTTGAGCACCAAGTCGCAATTTGACGTTGTTAAACATCGCAGTTTTTAATTTAGTTAATTCTTTACTTGCCATATATGTATTTATTAAAATACCTTCAGCAATATAACATCGCTATTAACTCTCCCATTTAGTTTAATACCTGTAGTTGTTAAATTATCTAAAAATTTACGCAATACTACTTTACCAGCACTACTAAACTCTTTAAGTGACTCTTCAGATTTGCGTAAAGTTTTCTGTATACTAAGATTAGTGTCAAATCCAGTAATACTAGTTCCTTTAATTCCCAACTCACCATCACTAAATCCATTTGTAGAAACATATTTGCCAATTTTGCGTGTTTTAATATTAAACACCCACAACTCTTTAGCACCTATAATATTTTTAGGATCAATTGATACTAATTTATATCTGTCATCATTTGCTTTGTATTTTAATTTAGCAATTTGCTTTTCTTTTGATGGTGCTTTTTTAACTCTGATTTTACGATTTGCTTTTTGTATGTTAGAATGATGTAAGGCATCTTCTATAAGCATATTATAAAACTCTAATATACGTTTTATCTCCGCTTTTTTATACGGATATGCTTCTACCAATTGCTCATACTCGTCATCTTTTTCCACCGGGTTGAGCAAGGTATTAAAGTCTGCGACTTCTTGTGCATATATAGCAGGTATTAATGCCGCCGCCTTACCAGTAATCTCACCAATTAGCAAAGCGTTTGACATCTTAAAATCACTCTTAAATTTATTTTGAAAGAAATCATCAATCTCACCTTCTACTTGCTTGCCAAGAAAATCATCTAGATTTAATTTCATACGTTCCTGTATGGATATTACAGGAGCAAGTTGTTTAATTTCTTCTTTTTCATCTTCTATCACAACAGTATCTGATATCTCTTTTATTTTCTTTCTAATAGCCAATAAAAGATTATCCATTGGAGGACAACCATTGTTTAGCATTCTTGCTACAGAGCCCACTGTATTACCTAGTTGCCAATCTTTGGCCGCTCTAATTTTTTTAATAGATTCTTTATCTACTATTTTCTGTGATTCCATCCATTGTATTAGTGGTTGCTTGGAATGCTTTGAAGTATAATGATAATTGTAAAAGTTTAAACCTTTATTAATTCTAATATTGATATTTTGAAGTTGATCAGCGTCAATATCCATCAATTCACCTTCTACAACAATATCATCAAATACAGGTTCAGAGAACAACCCGTCTTTCTTTTTAGATACTCGCTTTTGTTTCTTTCTTGCCATAGTATTGCCTCATATATATAGTGCTAAATAGTATTATAACATAAGAGTTAGAAAATGCCAAGACTTTCACTGTGGAAACCAACTAAAGGAAATGACTTCAAATTCATGGATAATCGTATTCGTGAGCAATTTGTCATTGGCGGCACTGGTATTAATATACACAAATATATGGGTCCTGTCAATCAAGGTGATCAGAAAAAAGCTGATCAGCCCATGCACACTAATAATTCCATTACAAATATACAAGATTTATTATTTTTAGAGAATCGTGATCGGAAATATGAAAAAGACGTAACGTTCATGAAAGGAGTCTATAATGTACAAGATATAGATTTTGATTTGAGTCAATTCGGTTTATTTTTACAAAATGATACTGTCTTCATTACTTTTCATTTAATTGATATGGTTGAAGTACTTGGTAGAAAACTTATAAGTGGTGATGTTATTGAATTGCCGCACTTAAAAGATGATTATGCACTAGAAGATGAAAGTGTCGATAAAGTATATGAGAGTTTAAAACGCTACTATGTAATACAGGATGGTAACCGGGCAGCTGAAGGATTTAGTCAAACTTGGTATCCACATCTATGGCGTGTAAAATGCATACCATTAGTAGACGCACAAGAATATAGAGATATACTTGGTGACATTGAGTCTGGTGATGGAGACGAATCACTAAAACAAATTTTAAGTGATTACTCTAAAAACTTAGAAATAAATGATGCTGTTGTAAAACAAGCAGAAGCTATGGCGCCATTTACACAAGATATCGTAGATGGACGTAGTGGTTATGACACAACACGATTTTGGATTGCACCAGCTGCTGAAGATGGTTCAATACTATTAGTATCTACTGACGATGTTGGAATAACAGTTGACGCAGATGCTTCCTCACCGGCCGCAGTAACTGGCGATACATATTATGGCCGGCCGGAGAAAAAACTAGAACATTACTTGGCAGGCGATGGAGTTCCACCAAACGGAGCACCAGTAAAAGCATTAACTAGTTTTGTTGCTAATCCAACTAAAGGTGAATACATATTGAGAACAGATTATAGTCCTAATAGATTATACATTTACAATGGCAAAAAATGGGTACACGTTGAAGATAATATACGTATGGATATTACAAATACTAGCACAAGATCAACACACAAAACTAAACATTTTAATAATAAAACAACAATTACACTATCAGATGGAACTAAGATTGATTCTAAACAAAGTTTATCAAATATATTAAGTGCTAGAGAGGACAAATAATGGATTTTTATTATGACGGCCAAATGCGTCGGTATCTTGCTCAATTTATTAGACTACTGAGTCATTTTTATGTAGAGACTGGCAAAGATTCTGCTGGCAACTCTGCTCTAATACAAGTTCCTGTAAAATATGGAGACATTTCTCGCCAGGTAGCATCTATTATTCACAAAAATAGTGAAAATGCTCTTAACACCGTACCACAAATCTCTTGTTATATAACAAATGTAACATTTGACAGAGACAGGATACAATCACCGAGCCATTTAGACAAAGTACATGTTAAGGAACGTTTTTATGATAAAGATACGGCATCATATACAGCAGGACCTGGTGATAGTTATACTATTGAACGCAGTATGCCGAGTCCATATAGACTAACTGTTAATGCTGATATATGGACTAGTAATACTGAACAAAAAATGCAAATTATAGAACAATTATTCTATATGTTTAATCCAAGTTTAGAAATACAAACTACAGACAATTATGTTGACTGGACAAGTTTATCATATGTTGAATTAACTGAAATTGCATTTAGTAACAGAACTGTTCCAGTTGGTATAGAAGATATGATAGACGTTGCCACAATGACGTTTGAGATACCAATTTGGATTAATCCTCCAGCAATTATCAAACGTCTCGGTGTTATCTCCAAAGTTGTTATGGGTATATTTGATGGTGCTGGTGATTTAGCAAGTAGCGTATTAGATGATACAAAACTTATGGGAAGTAGACAATACTATACTCCATTAAACTATGGTGTATTATTGCTGAATGGAGAATTAAAAGCATTGTCAATTAGTGAACCAATTAGTGGTGACACAAAAGTAGATTCAACTTTTGACCATCTACCTGTAAAATATGGTGATGATATTCCCTGGCGGAAAATCATAGCACAATATGGAGAACTAAAAGACGGAATTAGTCAAGTAAAATTATTAACTAAATTTCAAAATAAAGATATTGGTACAGATTTCACAGAAGTTGTTGGCACAGTATCTATAAATCAAGTTGATGAAACCATACTTAACTTTACAGTAGACTCTGACACAATTCCAGCAAATACACAAACCGCCATTAATGCTGTTATTAACCCATTGAAAAACACTCCGGGAGATGGATTACCCGCGGCCGTTAATGGACAACGTTATTTAATATTAGAAGATCTTGGTTCAACAATTAACACAACTGGCGGACCAGCAGGATGGCCTGATGCTACTGCTGATGACATACAAGCGAGTAAATTTGATATTATACAATATGATGGTACGAATTGGTCAGTATCATATGATGCTAGTGCTAACAAAGGCATCCATTATGTAACCAATACAAAAACTGGTATTCAATATAAATGGACTGGTTCTGATACTGGGGCAGAATGGATTAAATCCTATGAAGGCGAATATTTAACTGGCTTGTGGTCTATTTCCCTACTTCCATAATAAATTTTATATAATTATTAATATGAAGCAAGTTACCGGAGCAGGTGGTATTTTCTACTGCCGCGACACAAAACGTTTTCTATTTTTATTAAGGAATGATAAAAAATATAAAAACAGATGGGGTTTCGCAGGCGGCAAAGTAGAAAATGGTGAAACAACTATTAATGGTTTAAAAAGGGAAATTTTCGAGGAAGTAGGACACTTGCCCGATATAGAGAAAACAATTCCTATTGAACTGTTTACTTCAGAAGATGGGCACTTCTTTTATCACACGTTTATACTAATAATAGATAAGGAATTTATACCCATTTTAAATGGAGAACATTGTGGGTTTGCTTGGGTTACTATGGCAGGGTGGCCAGGGCCATTACATCCTGGTGTTTTTTCAACCCTTAAACTAGATTCAATCAAAGATAAGATTAAAACTATAGTAGAAACAATTTAAATATCTGCTTCTATTACAAAATCCCATACTTTTAATTGGCGGAAATTACGACACCATTTCCATGCTTCAGGCATTTCTTCTTCCATGCCTTCTGCAGTTATTCTTACAAAATCAACATCACTATATGTGTCAAATATTCTTTTCATGTTATTAATCCAAACTTCATCACCTGGATTTTCATCTGCTTGACCATAAAATTCTGAACCAGCATATACATTATTGTTTGTTTTTTGATCAACAGGTTGATTATCAAATCCATATAAGTAAATTTTCTTATGTCCGTGAAAGCAAGCAATATATGTTGCTGTGGCGCCAGCATTCATTCGTGGATCATGTGGTATAAGAGATACATGTTCAGGATGGTCTAATACACTTTTTGCTCTGCCAAATACAATATTATCTTCAGCATAGCCACTTTCAACTATTTCAGTTGTTAATTCAGGATGAGTTACTACAAGAAAATCTGGCTTCCAATCTTGGTAAATTCTATTACAACCATAACATTGTCCTTTATATTTTCCAAAATGGCCGCCTCCTGCTGTTGAAAGAAAACTTAACTTCATCGCAACTCCAGAATATTCTATTCGAGATTTGCCATTGCCAACTACATATGCTACTTTTGTATGATCACTATTGGACACCGAATGAGGGATCCAAAATCTATCTTGGTGTTTACGTCCATTTTTAACTACAATACCGGATACTACATATTCACCATCATAATCAGTAACATATTTGTTTACCATCATATTCTCCTGTTAATATTTATTCTAAAGATAATGG